TGCTGGTTCACTACAAGATGGACAAATTGTTTGGGCTCTTGCAAAGGTTAAGGATTCATTTGAATTGTTTAAAGGCGATCAAGTTGATTCATACCTACTCTTTTCAAATCCACATAAGTATGGTAAGTCAATTAATGTAATGTTTACACCAATTCGTGTGGTTTGCCACAATACATTGACATTTGCACTTGAAGGTGGTTCTGACAAACAGGTTAAGGTTGGTCACAGATCAGTATTTGATGCTGACATGGTTAAGGAACAACTTGGTATTGCCACAAACAAAATGGCAAAATACAAAGAGATTGCAGCATTCCTAGGTTCAAAACGTTTCACTAATGAAACATATTTGGATTATCTGAACGATGTATTCCCACGTTCATCTGACAAACGTGTTCGTAAGGATACAACACAAATTGATGCATTGTCACGTAATGCCAAAATGGCATTGGATGTTCTTCACACACAACCAGGTGCCAACTACGCCGAAGGTTCATGGTGGCAGGCATTCAATTCAATCACATATGTCACTGACCATATCCAAGGTCGTAACCAAGAGAACCGTTTGACAAATTCATGGTTCGGTTATAACCAAGGCCGTAAACGTGATGCTCTACAAACTGCAATTAAATATGCGGAGGCTGCATAATGTACGGATTAAAAACAGACAGAGTAATGCGCTCTGTCGAACGTGACTCCAAGGCTATTGCCTTGGGGTTACCTCGTGTTGAGGCCGAAATAAAACATTTGGAAGGATTAAAACGACGAACAGTGCGATCTGTAAAACAAAGATTGGAACGGTTGTATACTGCTCGTAAACACTTAATTGAATCCCCAGAAGAGGCTATGGAAGCCACATCATTAGTGCAACAATTAAAGGCGATTAATAATGAAAAAGCATAGTGTTGAACAACTAGCAGAATGGGCCCGTGATTGGGGTCTAGACGGTTATCAAGAGTATGATCCTAAAAATAGAGAAAAGGCTCGTGTTCAGGCAATGAAACGAATGCGACAAAAAGAAGAAAAGGAACAAAGGTATAAAAGCCGATATAAGTAAATTAAGGAGCTACGGCTCCTTTTTTTAATAATGTGTGCATTTTTGTGTTTACAAATTATTATAAATAGTGTAAAGTGTTCCTATATAGGAAATATGGAGACAAAAGATGCAAAGATTTTTAACATATATTGATGAATCTACCAAGGATAAGTATGGTAATAATGAAAAGGGTGTTTATCATGAAATTTTAACAGGGCATTATCTTTTAGGTGGTAAAAGACACTTAACAGATCCTAAAGGTAGACCAGGGGAAACTGCCAAACAAGCTCATAAAAGACTTGAAGGCCTTGCTAAAAAATTTGGTGATCCAGATGCTGTAAATAAGGCAAAGGCTAAGGCTAAAGCAGCGGCCGATGATATACGTAAACAGCTTAGATCCACTGGACATGAAATAAAAGACGTTCATTGGACATCCAAACCGGGTGATGTAAAAAGGGTTACAGGTGTTGGTGGATCACAAAAAGATGATGCATCAGACATATATATTACAACCCATCATAAGGTTCATGGTAAACAATTTCACGGCGTAAGTTTAAAGGCATCTGATCGAACATTAAAGGTTCCTGCATCTAGTCTAGGTCAAAAATCAAGTGGACGAAAAACTGTAAATCTAGGCAAAAGCCACAAGGATAAGATTATGAATAGACATCCTGAATTAAAAGGTAAAAATAAGGATGCTCGTAAGGCATGGGCCGAGAAAAATCCTGAACATCACGAAGAAATAAAGAAAATGAATCAGGGAGCTCTTAATAGAGTTGCAAAAATGCACTCAAGAGAATTAAATGCAAAATTAAGACTTGCACAAAGGCCTGATGGTAAAAAACATATGGATCACTTAATAGGTCACATTAGAGATGTAATGGCGGCTAAAAAGACTCCAGGTGAAATTGCCGGTAAATCCACATTTTTTAAACACACTACATATCAATCAAAGTCAGGTGAGGTAAAACATCATACCGCTATCCCTGGTAAGGATCATGAGCATATATTTAATGACATAAAAAAGAATCCTAAAAATTTATCCATATCATATACTCAAGGTGGTACAATTAATTTTCATCATAAAGGTAAAAGATTTGCATCACAATCCCATAAATTTGATACACAATCTGATCCTTTATCAACATTAAAAACAGCAGGTAGACTTGCATAATGGACTTTTCAGAGTTTATATCGGAACAAAAAAATACCCATATGACACATATTGAGGATAAGGTTATCTATGGTGGTGTAAATGGTACTCGGCAGGCAATCCTTGCACTTAGATCTCTTCGTGATATGTTGAAAGGAGAAAAAGATGGTAGCTTATCTCTTAAATGGGACGGGGCCCCTGCTATTTTTGCTGGTATCGATCCTCGTGATGGTGCGTTCTTCGTTGCCAAGAAGGGAATTTTCAATAAGACACCCAAAGTTTATAAGACCGCTGCTGATGTTGATGCTGACACTTCTGGTGATCTTGCTGTTAAACTTAAGCAAGCTTTACAGCACTTGCCCAAACTTGGAATTAAGGGAGTTATCCAAGGTGATTTCTTGTTTGGCCCCGGCGACATAAAGACACAAAAGATAAAAGGGGAAACATATGTTACCTTTCATCCAAATACTCTGCTCTATGCGTTGCCTGCAAAGTCGCCTGGAGCTAAGGCTATTAAGCAGGCAAAAATTGGAATTGTCTGGCATACAACTTACACCGGTAAGTCCTTCGAGACTATGCGAGCTTCGTACGGAGTTAATGTTGCCAAGCTCAACACAACCAGAGCTGTGTGGAGTCAAGACGCAACGCTCAGGGATTTAACCGCTGCAACAATGTCAAAAAAGGATACGGAGGAAGTAAATGGATATTTGTCTCAAGCCGGAGTTTTGTTTAATCAGATATCTGGGTCAACTCTTAGACAGTTGGAAAAGAATGATACTCTGTCAAAGCTCATCGAAACCTTCAACAACACCTACGTCAGAAAAGGTGAAATCATACGAGATACATCACGTCATACCAATAACCTTATCAGATGGATCAAAGAAAGATATGGACGTGAGAGAATGGCACGTAAATCGGCACGGGGACAGGAAGCCGTAGATAAAAGATTAAATGAAATACTGCAATTTTTTAGTGTAGAAAATAAAAAATCACTTACAAAGATGTTTGACCTACAGAAGGTTATCGTACTGGCAAAACTAAAACTTATAAATACTCTAAACAAACTTTCTAAATTTGATACATTTGTAAAAACCAAAAATGGTTACCATGTAACAGGTCAGGAAGGTTATGTCGCTATAGACAGACTTGGTGGTGATGCAGTGAAAATTGTTGATCGTATGGAATTTTCATACAACAACTTTTCACCCGATATATTAAAAGGATGGGACAAACCGGGGAGACAATGATGGCAAAACTATTGTCCTTTAAAGATATGTTAACGGTAGAATATCGCCCAGGCGAGGACGAGTTAACAAATTATCGTGTACAAAAGAGAAAACGTACAGCGATGGAAGATACTCAATTGGACGAGATCCAAATTGGTTGGTATCATAAAACACAAAAATACCACACTATTAAACACACCGATGGTAGCCATTATGGTGTATATGATCATTCATCATATGGTACAAACGGTTACGAAATCCGTAAAATTAAAGATAAAGATGGTAACTCGTTAAGAGCCAAAGAGAGCAGGTCATCCAAGCATATGGATAGATATATGGCAGGACCAAAGGGTGGTCCAACTGCAGCGGCTAAAAAATGGGTTGCAAAACATGGTGGTAAAATCGTACAAAATCATAAAGTAAAGGAATCTGTTGAGGAGAACTCTGTCGAAGAGGCCCTTACAATCCAACAACGTATGGCCCGTGGTCGTATGATGAAACGTATGAAATCAAGAATAAAAATTGGTAGGGATAGAGCAAAACGTCGGATGGCAAATAAAGAAACCATCGAGAGACGCGCACAGAAAGCGGCCAGAAAAGCCATATTGAAAAAACTTACCAAAGGGCAAGATAAAAGTGATTTACCATTCGCACGTAGACAAGAATTGGAAAAGAGACTTGAAAAACCAGCATTAAAGAAAAGAATAAAAATATTGGCAAAGAGAATGTTTAAGGATCTTCGTAAGAAAGAAGTAGAGCGCAAAAAGAGATGATTGGTTCTTTTAAATCATTCCTCGTAGAGGAAGAAAAGACCGTATTTTTTACCTTCGGTAGGATGAATCCACCGACGATTGGTCATGAGAAACTATTGAATGCATTGGCAAAAAAGGCAGGTAACAATCCTTATTTTGTTTACCTATCGCAGTCAATGGACACTAATAAAAATCCATTGGATTATAAAACAAAAATTAAAATTGCAAGGAAAATGTTTCCTCGTCATGCAAGAAGAATAATGCTTGATAATGGTATACAAAACATATTTGATATCCTTGTAAAGCTTTATAACATGGGTTATAAAAATATTACCATGGTTGTTGGTTCTGATAGAATTAATGAATTTGATATTACAATTAAAAAGTATAATGGTAAAAAAGCCAGACATGGATTATATAATTTTAGAAGTATCAATGTAGTATCTGCAGGAGATAGGGATCCTGATGCAGAGGGTGCTTCTGGTATGTCTGCGTCCAAGATGAGAGCAGCGGCCAAGGCTGGTGACTTTTCAAAGTTTGGACAGGGATTACCAAAAGGATTTTCCAATGCAGATACAAAACAACTATTTAATTCAATTCGTAAGGGTATGGGTTTAAAAGAGCAGAGAGAATATAAAAATCACATTCAATTGGATTCTGTCTCTGAGGCGCGTGAACAATATGTATCTGGCGATTTATTTACCATTGATGATAAAGTTGTTGTAAAAGAAACTAATGATGTTGGTGTTGTCACACACTTAGGATCAAACTATGTAATTGTAAAAACAGGTGATATTGAAAAAAGATATTGGCTAGAAGCCGTTGAGCCTATTGATCACACAGATGTTGCTAAGAAGAGAATTAATAGAGAAAAAGAAGCCGATAAAAAGCGCCATGATAGAATGATGGATAAAGCTCGGTTACGTGATACAAGAATAAAGAATAAGGAAACAAAGGCTAAACCAAAAGCATT